AGAAAATAGCGGTGTCATTGCTCGATCCGATGGGGATCTGACGAGTAGCGCCAGCAAATACCTGACCGCCGATCAAGTTGATCGGAATTAGCCCGTAAGGGCCTGAAACGGTGGGATAAGCCATTTTATGACCTCGTTTAAAAAGTTAGTTACCTTTACCAAACGACGTCGTGGATTTTCTCTCACGATAAAGAGGCATCCTCGGGTCGTTCTCTCTCATAAAGCTGTTGTCTACAGATTCAATCTGATCCTTGGTCAACTTAGCGTAGTACTCCCCGCGCTGCTGAACCATCTCTTCAGGCATCTTGCAGAGCAACAATCCTGCAACTTCAATGTTGTCCTTAAAACGACTGTTCGGATCAACAAGTAGCTTAAATTGTGGTTGCTCTTCGATACGCACCGGCTCCCAGCCTTCCCGCATCTTTGCAGATACGTTACGGGCATCGTTCTGACCTAGCGAGGAAACACGGACCCATCGGTACGCATATCCGGGTTGCTTGTCAGGTTGCGGTAGCGTTTCAGGGCGCTGCCACTGTTTAGGCCGTTCTTGTTGTGAACGGGACTCTAGTTCGCGTGCAAGTCGATTTTCAGCCATTTGCTCTCTCCAGTCGTTGTTTTTCCTTAGCGTACTGCTCGGGGGTTAGCCCGAACTTCTTAGCGAGATTTACTTCGCTTTTAGTAAGCACTATCTTTTTGGAGGATGTGCTACGAGACGCAGGTGCAACCACCGTGGCTGGCTTAGTCTCCGTGCGCTGAACAGGCTTGCCGCCCCCGTCAGACGTTTCTACTTCTTCCTCCCCGAAATAATCAGGGAAACGGCGCCTCATCGTTTTATCGATGTTTTGCCAATATTCGTCAGTCCCGACATATTGTCTGCCGTGCTGCTTTTCAAGTTTCTGATGCAGGCCAAGTGCTAGACTTGTCATCTCTTCGTCTTGACCAAACCAAGTATTGCGCTCTTGCCACGCTAGCGTTTTTTGGTCAGGGCGAGGAACTTCGGCCTGTGTACTAGGTGCAATATTTACATCAGTTTCTGGCTGTTGTAAAGAGGGTTTGTAATCATTTACTTTCTGAAGTTTGTAATTGGCTTCAGCAAGTTTGGTTTGGGCTTCTACAATCTGCTCGGCTTCGCCTGATTCATACGCCTCTTTGTACTGCCGTTTAGCCATTTCCAATTCAAGATTGGCGGCATTTTTGGCAGTGTCAATAAAAGATTTTTCTCCAGAAGTGAGTGTTTCTTTGAGTTTTTTATTCTCTTCAAACACTTTTTTAGCAAATTCCTCAGCAGCCTGTCGCTCCCTAAAAGCAGCTTCCTTGGCTCGGCGCTCGTCGTGCCAGACCTTTTTCATCTGTTTTAGGCGGGTTTTTACCTTGTCGGAGTAGTCCTCAAGCTCATCTTGCTCAAGCTCTTGAACTAGCTCTTGGGGCATCGGCTCCCGTTCTTTCCCCGTTACGGGGTCTTTATCTTCATCAGGAATGTCGTCTTGGATCTCAAACTCAATATCCTCGGCGTTGTCCTGCTCAGGAATTTCTTTGTCTTTTACTTCAGGCATCTTTTCCTCCTTATGCGCGACTAATGCCACGGGGGTCTTCAACCACCCCTTCGACAGAGTCATCGTTAATAATGCGGAACTCGCGTCCGTGAATCTTTACCCGGGTGCCAGCATGAGGGCGCACCAAAATAAAGTCGCCTTCTTTACACCAAGGACCACTAGGAAACCTAGCTTTGTCTTTGTAGCAATCAGGCCCCATCTTCATTACAAAAAGAACCGTTGTGAGGAGTTCTTCGTATTTAACTACCGTGTCGGCCTTGAGGAGACCGCTGTCATACGTACCTTCAATTTCCGGGATGCCACACAGGATTCTGTAACCCGAGGGGTCCGGCACTTGTTTAGCCTTTTCTTCTGCGGTTTCAGGCAATACCGTTGCTTCGTTTGGATCGTCTGTAGACCCAATAAGTATTTCACTCATCAGCTTTTTCCAGCCTTTCTACTAGTTCAAGAATATGGTTGTTAGCCATCAACAACCCCCTTACTACACCGCACGAAAATTTGTATTCCGCGAGGTCTTTTGCTTTCCCGTCACCAAGGTCTTCGATCATGCGGACACGATCTGCTTGGATCTGTTTAGCCAAATGCTCTAATACGTCCCTCATTCAGTCTCCCTTGTGGTTGGAGTTTGTGCTGCTTTCTGTGACATTTCACGGGCAATATCAATGCCCATGCGCATACCTGCCTCTTGTTGTTTAGCAGATAGGTTTGCCTTGTCAGTGGCAATCTTGGCGCCGGTTTGCATACCAGCGATTCTTTCTTGTGCTGCAATGCGCTCTCTCTCGATTGCAAGCTGGTCGGCTTTGGCGGCAGCGTCGGTAAGAAGCTTCTTCTCTTTGATCTCGGTTTCTTTGGCCTTGATCTGGAGTTCGGCTTGTTGCATTTGCACAATTGGATCTTGGGCCATTTGCTGTGCTTGCTGTTGCTGTGCTTCGGCTTGGTCTTTCTGCAACAGTTTTTGGGCTGCTGCGGCTGCTAGACGGGAGATTTGAAGTTCTGTTTCTTCGTTCATCTCGGCATCTGGCTCGGGGTAAGGAACACCCGCCATCTGTTCAATCTGGCGGCGGTACTCAAATGCCAAATGTTCTTGGATGTGTGCTGCCATAGCAGCGCCAATCTGTTGTGCCATCGGGCTTTGCCCAATCATCTGAGCCATCTTGGGATCTTGCATAGCCGCCATATGAACTGCGATATGGGCCTCGTGGTCTTGGTAAATAAAGGCTTTTACAGGCTTGCCGTTAATTACAGACATATTCTCGGACACAGGATCACGTGGCTTCTGGTCTTCAGGCATCGGTACTAGCTTTTGAGCGTTCTTGATACCAAGGACTTCTAGCATCTGGCGGTGCAACATCGGCAGGTCATATAGCTGTGGTGCGCCTTGGGCTAGCTGTAGAACTGCTTGATACTGAACAACTTTCTGCGACATGGTAGCCGCATTAGGATCTGACACAGGAATAACTTCCACCATGTCGTAGTCGGATTGCTTAGCCCTCGGAGCCGCTGTATCAGGCTCGTAGCTGTATTCGTCATCGGTGTAATCCCTAATAATGTTCTTGAGGAGCTTGAACTCCTGTTTCATTGCGTAGTGAATCCGTGCCTGAACAGCACTCATCACTTTTAGGGTTCTCTCAAGAATTGCCAGCGTTGTACCCACAGGCGACTGGGCTGACATGTCACTAACTTTAAGATCCGCCGCAGAAGCAAACCGCCTACCTTCCTCGACGATTGTGCCCAGCAAGCTGTACAACACCTGACTTGGCTCCTTGTACGGGAGGGTCATGATGTTGTCTTTGATGGTTCCGGACGCTACATCAACGTCTCTAAACTCCGCTGGAGCAATCGGTGTGTCGTCTCCTTTAACGCGTAAGCCTTTGGTTTTGAATCCTCCGGGCAGATTAGATAGAGTACCCGCGTCAACCAACTGCCTAATAAGAGAAGTACCAGACTTAGCAAAAGCACCGATAAGGTGGATAAGACCAAGAGCGTAGAAGCCAAAACCCGGAACGTAAGGATAGTGTACGAAATGAACACGTTTTTGTTTAGTTGGATCATCTGGGTGCCAATTCCTTCTAATTGCTAGTATCGTCTGCGATTGTTTCTCGATGGTCACGATATATGGCAGTGCAATACCCGTCTCGTTTCCGTCCTCGTCTTTGTCCTCGTACCCCTGAAGATCCAAGTCAACCTGCATCTCAAGAATCTTGAACCTGCTATCAGATGTGGCTCGGAAGCCCATCTTCTCCGCGATCTTTTTCTCCACCTCATCGAAGGTGTCATGCGGCTCACCCAAGTCAACATCTCTATAGAACCCAGCAACTTGAAGCTTGCGTAGCTCGTTGGGGGTTTTGCGCATCACGTGTGTAACCCGCTCGGCTGTCTCTAAGCTACTAGCGCCGTAGGGAACCACGACATCCTCAGCCGGGACGTAAATAGCTACTTGCCTCTCAAGGCTTGGGTCGTAATAGACTTTCTTGAACGCATTGCCCGCCAAAGCCAGACCCCACAACATTCTTTCATGCTCGGGCC